TCTGCAACTGGAGCGATAAGCACTCCTCTTAGAGCTACTTTAATTTCTGGTGCTCCTACTGCTTCTAGAGATTTATTAGTATCAACTCCCGATAGACACTTATGTTTTTTTGGAACTGAAACATCCATAGGAACGGACACTTCACAAGACGATATGTTTATTAGATTTTCTGATCAAGAAAATATAAATTCATATACACCTACAGCAACTAATACTGCAGGTACTCAAAGACTTGCAGACGGATCTAAAATCATAGGAACATTAAGAGGTAGAAATGGTAATTACATTTGGTCAGATACTGCGCTATTTACTATGAGATTTATTGGAGCTCCTTTTACATTTGGTTTTGAACAAGTAGGTACAAACTGTGGTTTGATTGGACAACATGCAGCTATTGAAGTGGATGGTATAATTTATTGGATGTCATCAGATAGTTTTTTCTATTTTGATGGTGCATCTGTTAAAAAACTTCCATGTTTAGTGGAGGATGATGTTTTTGGAAATTTAAATAATGATTCTGAATTAATTGTACACGCGGGTGTTAACGACAAGTTTAATGAAATTACTTGGTTTTATCCTTCTTCGACTTCAAACCTTATTGATAGATCAGTAACTTATAATACCAGAGATGGTCAAAATATACCTGGAGGTGTGTGGACAACTAATACTGGTAGTTTATTAAATAGAACAACATGGGTAGATCAAGGAGTATACGGAGCTCCTTACGCTACAGCTTTTGAATCATCAGAAACACCTACTCAAGGATCTATAAGTGGTGTATCTAATGGTGCAACTAGATATTATGCTCATGAAGTTGGAACTGATCAAGTTAATACTGCAGGAACTACAGCTATACCGGCACAAATAGAATCTGGTGATTTTGATATTGACAGAGAGGGTAGTGGAGAATACATGATGAGAATATCTAGATTTATACCAGATTTTAAAAATCAAACAGGAGATGCAGAAGTGACTATTTTTTTAAGAGATTTTCCATCAGACGCTAGAACATCTTCTACAAGTGGACCATTAATTACAGGTCCTTTTACTGTTACAACAAGCACCACTCAAGTATTTTGTAGATCAAGAGGAAGAGCTGCATCTTTTAAAATAGCAAATACAGGAACAGGACAAACATGGCGTTTTGGAACTTTTAGAGCAGACATACAAGCAGGAGGTAGAAGATAATGGCAAAAGTAAATCAAATCGTGTCTCAAGCAACACCAACTTATCAAGCTGAAAATTTAAATCAGTTTGCAAGAGACATAAATAACATAGTACAAAAATTAAATACAACATATCCACAAGATATAAAAGATGATGCGGAGGCTACTGCCTTTTTTTTAAATAGTTAATGGCAAAAAAAAAGAAAACTCAATTTGGTACACCTTGGTATGAAAGAGCTAAACCTAAGAAAAGACCTGGTAGACATAAAAAAAACCTTTCAAAATCTGAGAAAAGAGATTATAAACCTTACAACCGTCAGGGTAGATAATGGCTAATAAATTTATTAATAAACAATTTAATCTTACTACTACTAATGCTGTTGCAGTCTATACGGTGCCAGCAGAGACTGTTGCCATGATAAAAAGTATTCAAGCTTTTAATTCAAGTGCTGGATCAGTAAGTGTATCTGCTTCAATTACCGATAGCTCAGCAAGTGCTACCTTTAATTTTTCTAGAAGAACAATGCCTACAGTTACAACCACAGATGTAGTAACTGGAATAAAAGTATTTGAAGAAAGTGATGTTTTAAATTTAACAGCTAGTCACTCCAATGTAATTTCTGGGACGGTTGCAATATTGGAACAGGATAGAAACTAATGGTTGAGTATGTAACAATAAACGGTGAAAAAGTTCCAAGAATAAAGTGTGAGTCTGTTACCACATTGAAGAATAAAAAAACAGGTAAAATATATAAATCAGAAGAAGAAATAAAGAAGGAAGGAGTGGATTCAAAAGACATTCAAAGAGATGTGAAGATTATTATTCCAGAAGGCTTTGATGTTTTTGGTAAAGAACCCTTAAAATAATGGAAGCAAAAGGTGGAACAGAGCTACAGTTTGAAGAGTTAAGAAAAAGAATAGACTCCTCTTACTTCAAGAAATTTCAAATAACAACATCAGTACCAGAAAAAGAACCAATAGATCCAGATAAGATAAGTATATTATGGATGAAGAATTCTTATGATCAACCTAATATAGCTCCTTGGTTTAAGGAAAAAGAAAATCACAGAAAGTATGACTGGTATGTATTTAATTCTCATTGGACTTATGAAAAATTTAGATACGCTTACGGATTGCCTACCCATAAATGTTGTGTAATTAAAAACGCATTACCTGATATTGAATGGAAGCCAAGACCCACTTGGAAAAAAGGAGATAAAATAAAATTAATACATACTTCAACACCTTGGCGTGGCTTAAATGTATTACTTGGAGCAATGGAATTAATAAAAAGAGATGACATAGAATTAGATGTTTATAGCTCTACTAAAATATACGGTGATGAATTTGATAAACAAAACAAAGATCAGTTCCAACCTATGTATGATAAAATGAATACTTTACCAAATGTAAACAATATAGGATACAAACCTAATATTGAAGTTATAAAGGCTATGCAAAGCACTCACATATTTGCTTATCCTTCGATTTGGGAAGAAACATTTTGTATTTCGGCAATCGAAGCAATGGCTGCTGGTAATATGGCTATCGTTACTAACTTTGGTGCGCTTTATGAGACATGCACTGAATATGCGCATTATGTAAATTACGAAACAAATATGTATACTTTAGCTAAAAAATTTAAAGCAGTGATCGAGTTTGTTGCAGATAACTATCATGAACCAGTTCTACACGACAGATTAAAAGATCAGGTTAAATTTTATAAAACTTTTTATAATTGGGACATGCGAGCTAAAGAATGGGTAAGTCTGTTTGATCAACTGTTAAAAATTAAAGGGATGGTATGACATACAAAATAGACGAGAGCAGTATAATAAATGAAAAAAATATATTTGGTCAAAATACAAATAAAGGTAATGAAGTTTTAAATTGGAGTGAAGAAGATCCTAAAAAAATAAAATTATTTTTTACATCCCCTTGCCATGGAGGTGTAGATATTCATTACATGAGAGCAACCCTTGAAATGCAAGCAATGTTACAGAGACATAAAATACCAGTTACATTTCATTTAATACAATCTTCAATAGTAACTCAAGGACGTAATTTATGCACATCTGCTTTTTTAAAATCTAATTGCACTCATATGTTATTTGTAGATACAGATGTAGAGTTTGATGAAACATCCTTATTGACTATGCTTAAAGCTGATAAAGATATTGTTTTAACACCTTACCCTATGAAAGTAATAGATTGGGATAAAGCAAAAAACATTAGTGAAAAATCAGGAAGACATATAAGCAAGTGTGGTTACTATTATCCAATGGGTTTTATAGATCCAGAAAACATAGAATGTAATGATGGAATTACTGAAATAAAAAGAGGACCAGCTGGCTTTATGTTAATAAAAAGAAATGTATTTGTTAAAATGGCTGAAGCTTATCCTCATCTTAAAATAAAACAACAAACCATGCTTAACCAACAGATGAGAGAAACAGAGCATTTTTGGAACTTTTGGGACACAGAATTTGATTCTGAAAAAGGCACCTTTATGGGAGAAGACTTTGCTTTCTGTAAAAGATGGACAGACATTGGAGGTAAGATATACGCTAATGTTGATGCTTATATTACTCATCATGGCGACTATAGTTATCGTGGAAGGTTTATTGACGAAGGAGCAAAAATTAAGTAAATTGGTGGGAATAAAGTTTTTACAGGAGAAATATGCATCCACTTTTAATGTCAGCTCTTATATCTGGAGGTATCAATGCCTTACAAGGTAAAAGAGGCTCAAATCTATTAAAATCAACAGTCACAGATACCCTTATGTCAGCAGCATTGATGGGCGGGACTAATTTAGCTATGGGACAACCAGCTAATCCTTTTAAGGGAAACTTTCAATTTATGGGTATGAATGCACCTGTAGGTGCAACTCCCGATAGATTTATAGGACCTGCAGAAAAAGGTTTTATGATTGAAGGTAGTCCAGG